GGTATACACACCCCTTTCATTATGCATCAAGATATCCCTTTGGATTATGCGTATGCAGGTGTGCTACAATTTGATGGGGGTTATATCTTATATGAAGTATCAAAGAAAAAGAAACCAGACTCTTGGAGGAAAGTATGAATAAGGCAGTCCTTAGTAACCGAATATACCTTAATGTAAACGATGAATTAGTAGAAACACTAGAAAAGACTTTAACGTATGAGATTGAGCAAAAGACAGGAAACCCTTTAGACTCCAATGTACTAATAATTAGAAACGCTACTAGAATTAAATATGATTTATACTCTATCCCTAGTGGTAGAACTGACTTAATTCCAGAGGACTATGTATTAGTAGATAAGCAAGTAAAGATACCCGCAAATTTCCCCGAGTTTAGATTTGAACTTAGACCTTCTCAGCAAGAGATATTCGATAAAGTAACGGGCTCTTGCTTAATTAATGCTCCAGTTAGTTATGGAAAAACCTTTCTAGGGTTGGCTTTAGCTGCTAAGATGGGGTACAAGACATTAGTTATTGTACATACAATAGCATTAAGAGACCAGTGGGCTAAAGAAGTAGAAAAGTGCTTTGGTATTAAACCGGGCATCATTGGGTCGGGACAATTCAATTTAGACTCCCCAATCGTTTTAGGCAATATACAAACTATACGAAAGCGTGTACCTAAATTAATAGAAGAATTTGGCACAGTGTTGGTAGACGAGTGCCATCATACTCCAGCAGCAACTTTTACTGATGTATTAAATAAAATAAAGGCAACAGTGAAGATAGGGTTATCCGGGACTCTACAGAGAAAGGATAACAGACACGTTGTGTTAAAAGATTACTTCGGATTTGATTTACACCAACCTCCGGTTGAGAATTCAATGAAACCCGAAGTATATATACTAAAGACAGGTATATTCTTTAGTAGTAATAGAAATATGCCTTGGGCCTTGCGAGTAAATGATCTAGTTAAGAGAGATGATTACAAGCAATTAGTAGCGGATGTTGCACAAACCCAAGCTATAAAAGGGCACAAGGTACTAGTAGTAGGCGACAGAGTACAGTTCTTAGAAGATATAGCTAAGCTTTGTGGGTCTAATGCAATGGTTATAACAGGTAAGACTGAGAATAGAGACGAAATGCTGAAATCTATTGATATAGACAAAGATATATTATGTGGTAGTATTAGTATCTTTTCAGAAGGCATTTCATTAAACTCTCTGTCTTGTTTGGTGCTAGCGACACCCATTAATAATGAACCTATGTTAACCCAACTTATAGGTAGAATTATCAGACTTAAGGAAGGTAAGATGACACCTGAAGTTATTGACTTGAATTTAAAGGGGTCTACAGCTAACAACCAGGCTACTGCACGAGCTGGGTTATACCTTAAATTAGGCTATAAAGTACACAACCTAACTTAAAAATATTACTTGACAAAAAGGTCAAACTTTGGTATAATAGTCGCATAAATGATAAAATATAACTGGAAAAAAGTTAAGCAATGCGCGGGTGGTAAGCCCAAGGTTGTGCTAGCTCTGATGTATTTAATAACAAGAGGTGTTGTACCCACTAAGTGGGGCAAGTACCTAAGGGATTTAAATCTAAAAGGAATACAGGGAGATAGTTTTATTTTGAACCCCGAAGAACTGTTAGAGTCTTTAGACTTTTATAGTGAAGCGGAAGTTATAATGTATATTCACTTAGCCAGTCTAAGAAACTATACAAGTTATCACTTAGAAGGTAATGCAAGTTTACCGCTTTTACATGCTGATATACATGAAAAATATATACAACAAAACGGACTACTAGAAATAGTAGGAAATAACATACAATTCAAATACGAGGAATAAAATACAATGGCAATTACATTTAAAAAAATCAACGGTAAAGCAAAGAAGGGTGGCGCAGAGCTGCTAACATTAGTAGATGGTGATAATACATTCAGAATGGTTGGCGACATCGTCGCTAGATACAACTACTGGGTGCAGGGTTCAGAAGGTAAAAACCTTCCTATGGAATGTGTAGGCTTTGACAGAGAGTCAGAGTCTTTCAAGAACTTAGAAAAAGACTGGGTTCGTCACTACTTCCCAGAGCTTAAATGTTCTTGGGCATACGCAGTTATGGCAATTGACCGTGCTGACGGTAAGCTAAAACTTCTAAACTTGAAAAAGAAAATGTTTGAGCAAATCCTAACTGTTGCAGAAGAGTTAGGTGACCCTACGGATACTAAGACGGGTTGGGATATTACAGTTAACCGTAAGAAAACTGGCCCGTTAGCGTTTAATGTAGAGTACACAGTTAAGCAGATGAAAATTAAGGCTGCAGCACTTAGTGCAGCTGATCTAGAACTAATTGCTGAATTGAAGCCTATTGATCAAATCGTAGTACGACCTACTTCAGATGAGCAAAAGACTTTCATTGAGAGTAATATCTTAGGCAATAAGGAAGAAGATACTTCTGCGGACGTAATGGAGGAGTTTGAATCTGCTGAGGATTTAGGCTAATAAGTTAAGACCTTAAAAGGGGACGTATTATTGCGTCCCTTTTTACTATAGGAGGAAAGTATGAAAGTATTATTCTCGGCAGACTGGCATATTAAATTGGGGCAGAAAAATGTACCAAGAGAATGGCAGAAAGACCGATTCCACTCAATGTTCAAAAAGATGCACGAACTAGAGAAAGACGTTGACTTAAACGTAGTGGGCGGTGACGTATTTGATAAAGTACCTAATCTAGAAGAATTAGAGTTATTCTTTGATTATGTGAAAGGCTGTACTATCGAAACCATTATATTTGATGGAAACCACGAAGCCACTAAGAAAGGACACACCTTTCTAACACAACTACAAACCGTAGTAAACGGGTTAAACCCTTTAGTAAAGGTTGTAACGAGTAGTTGTTCTATACATAATATGGATTTTATCCCGTACACAGAACTAAAGACCTTTAAGACTAAAGACTTTAGTAACAATATTTTATACACGCACGTTAGAGGGGAAATCCCTCCGCACGTGTCCCCAGAAATCGACTTAGATGTGTTAGAACACTGGGACAGGGTATTCGCGGGGGACCTACACGCACACTCAAATAGTCAGCGTAATATAGTATACCCAGGAAGCCCTTTGACTACGTCATTCCATAGAAAAGAAGTAAAAGCTGGAGTAATTATTTTAGATTCTGACACTACGGAGTATGAGTGGATTGACTTAGAGTTACCACAATTAATAAGGGTAACAGTTGATAAAGAAGAGGATATGGTAAAGACAGACTTTCACCATACCATTTATGAAGTCACAGGAGATTTATTATCACTAGCAGGACTAGACTTAGATAATGAATTACTAGACAAGAAAATTGTAAACAGAGATACAGAAGCAACCCTTCACCTAAAAGATATGTCTTTAGAAGAAGAGTTATTTGAGTACCTGCAGAACGTACAGAGTCTAGACATTGAAAAAATAGAAAGCATACTAGGAGTATTTAATGATTTATCTAAAGACGCTTAGATGGGATAACTGTTTCTCTTATGGAGAAGGGAACTCAATTAACTTTGACGACTCAACAGTTACTCAATTGATAGGCACAAATGGCACAGGTAAAAGTAGTATTCCTTTAATACTTGAAGAAGTACTGTACGGGAAGAACAATAAAGGAATAAAAAAGCAAGATATCCCAAATAGGCACTTAGAGAAAGGTTATCATATAGAACTAGAGTTTAACGTTGATAAAGATAAGTACGAAGTTACACTAAATAGAAAGTCTAGTATATCTTTAAAAGTATCTAAGAATGGTACTGATATTAGTAGTCATACTACTACAGGCACATATAAAACAATTGAAAACATATTAGGTTTAAACTATAAAACGTTTTCACAGTTATTCTATCAAAGTGCCTCTTCTAGCCTAGAGTTCCTAAAAGCTACGGACACTAATAGAAAGAAGTTTTTAATTGCTCTTTTAGGGTTAGATAAGTACATAGAATTATTTGAGTTATTTAAAACAAAGCATAAAGAGTATAACTCTTCTTTAGTAGGTATTGAAGCTAGTTGCTCCACTATTGAAAACTGGTTAGCAGAAAACGCTTTAGAAGATACAAAGCCTATGGAACTAAAAGAGGTGCCTGAAGATGCTTCTTCCGAGGTAGAGGAGTACGCGAAACTTAAAGGTGAGTTAGATAATGCTGAGCAAATTAACCGAGATATTAACAAAAACAATGAGTACATCAAGTTACTACAAAATGTTGATTTTGACGAAGTAAGCAGACACGTGGACAAGCCGGAGTCCACGGACTCAGAGGTCCAAGAGAAAGGCTCCCTAACTTCAGCAACTAACAACAAGAAAGCATTAATTACTAAACTGTCTAAATTAGATGGACAATGCCCTACCTGTATGCAGTCTGTAGATGAAGAATTTATTACAGATTTAATAGATAGAGCAAATGCAGTAATTAATTCCAATGCTACTAGAATAGAAGAAATTGAAGATATAGTAACAAGTGCTAAGTCGGGCCTATTAGCTTATCGTAACCACCAGAAGGTAGTCGCAGACTTCGAAAACTTAAATAACTTAGTAGATAATACAAAAAGTAATAACTTAGTAGATAGGGAAAAAGTGCAAACTAAAATGCGTGTATTGAAGGAAACTATTCAAACAGTGCGTGCGGATATTAAGAAAGCAATAGCCCACAATGAAAAAGCAACTGCTTTCAATACTAAAATAGATGTGATTTTGGAACAAACTGCTGATTTTGAGGAAAAGCTACGTGTTAAGACTTCAGAACTTGATGAGTTAGTAGGTTTAGTAGCTATAGTAGATATACTAAAGAAGTCTTTTAGTACTAATGGTTTAATTGCTTATAAAATTGAGTCATTAGTTAAAGACCTAGAGGACGAAATAAATAAGTATCTAGCCGAATTATCTGCGGGAAGGTTTCAATTGAATTTCAATTTGAAAGGGGAGAAGTTGAATATTCAGATAATAGATGAAGGTAGAACAGTTGAGATCGAAGCTCTTTCTAGTGGGGAGTTTGGACGAGTGAACACAGCTACACTACTTGGGATAAGAAAGGTAATGAATATACTTTCTAAATCTAAACTTAATTTGCTTATCTTAGATGAGGTTATGGGAGTCCTAGATGACATGGGTAAAGAGAAATTAATTGAGATACTCCTAGAAGAAACAGAGATAAATACTTTCATTGTTTCGCATGAGTATACACACCCATTACTTAACAAAATCAATATAACTAAAGAGAATAATATTTCAAGGTTGGAGAATGGTTGATAGTAGGGCGAAAGGCAGAACGGCAGAGTATAAAGTTAGAGATTTACTAAGAAAACGAACAGGTTTAGAGAATTGGGAAAGAGTGCCTCTATCAGGGGCGGGACATATTAAAGGGGATGTTTATTTATCCAATTCTTTTAATTACTACTGTATAGAGGTAAAATCCTATAAGGATGACCAAATACACTCAAACCTATTAAACGATACAAACTCTCAATTAGAAAAGTTTTGGGAACAGGCGGATAGAGAGGCCAAAGAAATGAAGGCCGAACCTATCTTAGTATTTAAAAAGGATAGAGGTAAATGGTTAATAGCTACTGAAGTGGCTGAAATGATAACTCCAGAATTAATCTACCAGCCTACTGAAGAAATAACTTTACACATATATTTATTTGAAAGCTGGTTAGACACAAAAGACTCCAGTATATTTAAGAAGGAAAGATTATGAAATTTAAAGAATTAAAAGCTGTGCAAGAAAGAGACAACTTGTTAGTAGTAGACGGGCTTAACTTAGCCTTTAGGTATAAACATAGTGGCTCTACTAATTTTGCGGCAGACTACTTACGCTTAGTACAGTCGTTAGCTCAATCGTATAGTGCTAAAAAAGTTATTGTAACGTCGGATTGGGGTAAATCTAGTTACCGACTTGCAGTAGATGCTGAGTATAAAGGTAATAGAGATAAGTTAAGAGAGAAGCAAACTGATGAAGAAAGAGACGCGTTCACCGCGTTTATCCAAGAGTACGGCAGAACTTTAGACTTAGTGGGTGAAGTATTCCCCGTAGTTAAGTTTAAAGGTGTAGAGGCGGACGATATCGCTTCTTATATTGCAAGTAAGTTTGATGATAATGACCTAGAGCACTGTTGGTTGATTTCTTCAGATAAGGACTGGGACTTATTAGTAAATAACTTTATATCTCGTTTCTCTTATGTAACTAGAAAAGAGACTACAGTACAGAACTTTGAAGAAACCCACAACTGTTCTCCAGAAGAGTTTATTAGTATGAAATGTTTAATGGGGGATACGGGGGATAACGTTAAAGGTATTTCGGGTATAGGGGCTAAGCGTGCATATGCTTTAATTAGGGAATACGGCAGTGCTTTTGATATTTATGACCAAATGCCTTTACCTGGGAACTATGTATACGTAAAGAACTTAAACGCCTCAGAGGATTTAATTTTAGATAATTATAAACTAATGGACTTACTCACTTATTGTGAAGAAGCGATTGGAGAAGATAACGTTAAAGAGTTAGATGAATTATTGGAGAGATATGTTAATAACTAAAAGAAATGGGAAACAAGAGGAGATGGACCTAGATCGTATCCATCAAATGCTTGAGAATTGTAAGAAGGAAGACTTAGGTAGAGAATTAGACGTATCAGTATCAGATACAGCTTTGAGTGCACATATTAAGTTCGCGGATGGAATGAAAACCTCCGACATACAGCAAACCTTAATTAAGTCTGCAGCGGAAAAGATTTCTCCACAAACGCCAGACTACGCAATCTTCGCAGGTAGACTACTAGTAACAGAAATGCGTAAAGAGTGTTATGGCAGTTTCACTCCAGCACGCTTTATTGACTATATTCATGCTAACGTAGCCTGTGGACTGTATGACCCTAGTATTCTAGAACTATATAGTGAAGAAGAAATTGATATGTTAGAGTCTGTAATGGATTATGATAATGATTTTAATCGACCTTACAGTAGTATTGTTCAATTAGACAGTAAATACTTGATTAAAGATGCAAAGACAAACAGACGGCTAGAGATGATTCAAGAGACGTTTATGCTTATTGCAATGACTATATTCGCTCTCGAAGAGAACTGTATACCTTTAGTTATTGATATGTATAACGCTCTTAAAGATGATAAGATCAGTCTACCTACACCTATTATTAGTGGAGTTCGTACACAGTTAAAGATGTTTAGTTCTTGCTGTTTACTAAAGATGGGGGACACTACAGAATCTATTTTAGCTTCTGAGTATGCACTATCCTTGATGACGGCAAATAGAGCAGGTATCGGGGTGGATATGGCCCCCGTGAGAGGCATCCTCGCGCCAGTTAAGAATAACACAGTAAAGCACACAGGTGCTCTACCTTTATTAAAATCAATTGAAGCTGCTAGTAAGCAGTTCACACAGAATAGTCTACGCTCTGGTGCAACAGTAGTTAATTACCCTATATTCAACTGGGAAATAATGGATATTCTTGAGTATAAGAATAATCAAGGTAGTAATACGAATAGGGCAAGGTTTATCGATTACTCGATAGGTTTGCCCGATTTGTTTATTAAACGAGTACTAGCTAAAAAAGATTGGACATTGTTTAGTTCCGAAGAAGTTCCTTTGTTACTAAGCACGTATGGGCAGCCAGAGTTATTTGACTCTGTATATAAGGAGTATGAGAAAGACTCTTCAATTAGAAAAGTGGTACTACCTGCTAATGAAATCTTTAATAAATTGATTAAGGAAAGAGTAGGTACAGGGCGTATATACATTCACTTCATTGATAACGTTAATCGTCAAGGTATGTTTGATGAGCAGATTACACAGACAAACTTATGTAGTGAAATCTTCTTACCAACGCGTGAGGTTAAGTTCGAGGGGTTATCCAAGGATGCCCCTTATATGGTGCTAGAAGACGGTATTAGAGGGTATGACTTAGACAACGGGATGGTTGCACTATGTATCTTAGGCTGTGTTAACTTTGGTAAGCTAGAACATATTGATGAGCTAGACCGACTAACCTCACTATTAGTAAGATTTTTAGATAACCTAATTGATGTTCAGGAATACCCTATGAACGCTACTGAGTACCCTACTAAAGGTTATAGATTCCTAGGTATTGGTATCAGTGACTTCGCCCACTTCTTGGCTAAGAATGAAGCTACGCTTGGAACTACTAAAGCATTGAAGCTAACACACCAGTGGGCAGAGCGGTTCCAATTCGGCTTGGTAAGAGCAAGTATCAATTTGGCTAAAGAGAAAGGTGCTTGTGAATATTCAGATAAATCTTTATACTCACAAGGCATTATGCCAGTAGATACATACAATGCCAGCGTGGACCAGATTTTCCCAAATGACCTATTATGTGATTGGGAGTTACTAAGACACGATGCTAAGGAGTATGGAGTAAGAAACACTACATTAAGTGCAATCCCACCAACGGCAAGTTCATCACTTGTGAGCAACTCTACGCAAGGTATTGACCCTATTCAAAGTACAACAGATACATTTGAAGCTTCTAACTTCACAGTTAAGTCTTTAATACCTGACTTTGAGAAAGAGCCTTACTATATGAAGTCATGGGATATGCCTGGTAATAATTCTTCTGAGTACATTAAGCTTATGGCGGTACTGCAGAAGTTCATTGACCAAGGTATGAGTACAAATCAATGGTATGACCTAACCAAATTACCTAATAAGATATTGGATAGTAATAGAGTTAAAAGAGATATCCTTACAGCGTGGAAGTACGGGCTTAAGTCGTTGTACTACATTAGAACTAAGGATAAAGAAAATAGAAGCGAAACAATCGATACAGGTTGTGAATCAGGAGCATGTAGTATATAATGGATAAAATTAACCCAGACCACTATAATAGACACCCCTCGGGGATTAGTGCTATTCAAATTACTGAACATATGAATTTCTGTCTAGGAAATGTTATAAAGTATGTTTGGAGAGCGGATGAAAAACACAGCGATGGTGGTATTGAAGACCTTACCAAAGCTAAATGGTATTTAGAAAGAGAACTTGCAAGGAGAGCAAATGCCCCTATTTGAGAATAATAACCAAGATATCAATACTTCAGCAATAGGAAGTACTAAATTAATAAACACGTGGGATAGTTATACTAAAGCTAAGCTAATATCTCACTCTACACCAGATGCCGCTATGGTAGAAGAAGGGTTAGAGAGTGCACAGGACTTAATTGCGTTCTGTGCTAGAGTTAGTAACCCCAGTAACCAATTCAATAAAGAAACTAACGAGCAGTTGATTAAGTATCTTATTAAGCATAAACACTGGTCTCCTCTGGAGATGGTTAGTGCTACTATTGAAATTGAAACTACTAGGGATATAGGCAGGCAAATTCTTAGACACAGAAGCTTCTCGTTTCAGGAGTTTTCACAGAGGTACGCTGACCCTACTAAGGATATGGCATTTATGTTACGTGAAGCACGTATGCAGGATACAAAGAATAGACAGAACTCTATTAGAGTTGATGATAGCCGTCTATCTGCTATGTGGAGATTACAACAAGAGAAAGTAATCAAAGCATCTTTAGAGGCTTATCAATTTGCTGTGGATAATGGAATTGCTAAAGAGCAGGCGAGAGTAGTATTACCAGAAGGGAATACTATGAGTAGACTTTATATGAATGGCACATTACGTTCTTGGGTACACTATATTGAGCTTAGAAGTGCAAACGGTACACAGTTAGAGCATATTGAAGTTGCTCAAGCGTGTGCTAGAGAGATTGCT